AAGAGGGCCGGTGTCGCCGCGGCCCGTGTATGGTGTGGAGTAACCGTAAGTTGCCATAGAATTATGCGTGTTGAGAGTGATACGCGAACTCGCGCAGTTTCAAGCTGATAGCCCTCATGTGCTTGTAACCCCCGATTATCCAAGCCACTTGGAGGATCATGTCATTGCCGCAGAGCCGTAGGACATCTGCTGTCTGACGCTTCCACTCCTCGTCAGCCTTCTCCCAGGCTACCGAGTCGGCGTAGGTGCTGGTGATCTGCGCGATGACGGGCTGCAACCGGAACCAGTTGTCGATGTAGAACGGGGTCGAGTAGAGGCTGTTGGCCTGCATCAGCACGTCCATGAAGGCCTCCGGGGTGAAAGGCACGTCCCCATCGACTAGGTCATCGATGGCATGGCAGTAGGCATGGAAGGCCGTGATGAACACCACAGCGTTGTGGTTGCCTCCAGCGGCATCGAAGTAGAGTTGGCCTAGCTTGGTCATGCCGGGTGGAAGTCGATTGCCGCGGAGGTAGGCTTGGAGTGCCACCGCTCCAGATTCAGGAACACCGAGAACGAATGGGCGACAGCAGAATGATCAACACCGGCAGGTACGGGCTTTGACCAGCCGCAGTGCCAGGTGCTGACACTCTTGGACTTGGCGCCCATGGTCCAACTCATGCGGCCCAGGACGTGAATTATTCTCGAGCTGAATGACTTGTGGCAATGCGCCGGGATGACCTCTCCAGTAGGGCAGCACCAGGCCTCAAGCTGCCAGGGACCAACCCGGAACAACCTGAGCCCAATGCATCGTTGGAACTTAATGATCACAGAGAGGACGCAAGGCCTTTGAGGCCAGCGCCGGCAGCAGACGCTGCCCCGGTAATACCACTGCCCGCAGCCTTGAGACCACCACCAACTGCTTCCAGAGCCTTGCCTTGCATCTCGTCGCGCTTCTCGAAGAGGCCCTGCTTAAACGCCAGAGCATCGTCGATCATGGTGTCGTCCAGGCCGAGGGCCTTGAGGCGCTTACGCTGGGCTTCCACATCCGCGGTGGTGTTCTGGAAGTTGGTCATCATGGGCGCACCGTACCCACTGCCAGGCATCATTGGCGGCTGGGGTGCGTAGCCCTGCATCATTCCACCGGGCTGCTGGTATCCGTAGTTCATAGGCTGGATGCAGCGGACATACCGGCGCCGATCAGCGCGGTGGTGTTGGCGGCGGAAGCAGTACGTGCCGCAAGCTGGGACTGCTGATTGCCGGACATAATGTTGGCAGCGTACTGCGACTCCGGGTTGAAGAGCTGACCCGGGTTGAATCCCTGCGCCTGCCCAAGGAAACTCTGGGAGCCAGCGAAGGCCTGGGAAGGCCTCCCCAAGACCTGCTGGAACACGTCGCCATAGACGCCCTGGGAAGCTCCGAGAGCACCCATGGCCTGTTGCTGGCGTTGCTGCTGTAGGCCGGCTCCAACCATCTGAGAGCGTACAGCCTCCTGCAAAGCACCAGACGGGCCTTGGGCCAGGCCGCGGGCAGCCAGGCCAGCACGAGTCTGCTGCTGCGCCATGCGCTGCTGCTCCGGTGTCAGTCGGGTGCCGGCAGCTAAGCCGGATTGAGCCTGAGCCGTGAGAGTGTCAGCCAGAGCAGCCTGCTCCGGTGACGCAGCCTTGATCGCAGCACGCGCTTGGGGGCCGAGCGTCGAGATGTCGGCAATGTCACCAGCCCGGGAACGGGAGCGTGCCGCAGCCTCGACCTCGCCCATGGTCGGCGCGATCTGCTCCTTGTAGAGAGCCAGTAGCTCGGGCGTAGCCTGCTGAAGAAGCCCAAGCTGCAGCGCCTGATACTTCGGCGCGAACTGGGCCTCGGCGGCATACTTCTGCGGCGCTAGATCAAGCTGGGCTTGAAGCGTGTCTCGGGTTTCTGCCGCGTAATTCCGCGGTGTGGGTGCTTCAACTGATGCCATATTTTTTATCAGCCGCCTTGTAGATAGGCATTGAGCCTTTCTTGTAGGTGGTCAGTTTGCCGTTGCGATAGCCGATGGCCGGGAGGATTGCAGCCTCCGGTCGGTCGTGAAAGAACTTAGCCGCCACTGCCATGGCGAATACTGCGCAGTCGGCAGCGAACTGGTGCCAGTACCAATGGTCGCCATTGGGGTCGTTGGGCTGCCAGGACCAGGCCTTGGGCTCCGGGCCCATCTGGCGCCAGCCTACCAGCACAGCGACAACGTGGTCGTCCTGGCAGGCGATCTTGAGTGTGCCCTGCTCCGCATGGAACATCACGTAGTCCTCGACTGCCTCGCGGGTCCATCCCTTGAAGCTGTCGGGAACCTTGGCCAGAAGGTAGTCTGTGATCTGCGGGATCATGCCCATGTGGAAGCGTACATAAGGTAGGCTTTGACCTTCCAGTTGGCACGGGTCAGCTCTTGGTAGGCGCCGGCGCTGGTCAGGACAAAAAGCCGAGAGGTTGAAGCTGAAGCGTATGGCGTTGGGTTGCCTGGGGTCTGACTGCTGAACCAGACATTCAGGAAGATATTGGAACCGGAAACAACGCCAGATGAAACCGTTGGAACATAGTTGAAAATCGGGAAGTTTTGCTGAAACCCCTGCATCACAACGCTCTGGATGTCCACCTCGTTGCCCACAACGAAAGGGCCGTCGTTAGTGAAGCACTCCAGAACCACGCGCACCATCTGAGGAGCAACCGATAGAGACGGGAGCTCGGTTGAAGTGGTCAGCCATTGCACGGCCTGGCTACCGGAAGCAATCAGAGGGATGCTCTTGGCGCTGGTCGTGTACCGTAGGATGCCGTTGGTCAGCGCTCCGCCGGCCAGGGACAACCCGGCTCCTACCGTGATCTCCTGGGGGACGCCGTTCGTTCCGGCAGAGCGACCTATCAGGCGTGCATCAGTGACGTGCTGGATCTTGGCATAGGTGACGCCCGTGGTGGTTGACGATGAGTCGGCCAGCTTGGCGGTGGTGACAGCCCCGGCGCCGATGTTGATCGTGCTCGCAGTGAACGCCAGGTCGGTAGATGAGAGCTCCGCGGGATAGGCCGACACGGCGTTTCCATTGCCAATCAGGCGACTGCCGGAGATCGGGGCGAACTTGGCAAGAGTCAGCGAACCGTCGGCCACCGAGAGCGTGCCGCCGTCGACCGAGCCGGTGATGTCGACGCTGGGCGTGCCCAGGAGGTTGAGCGTCGAGGCCGACAGCGTGGTGGTGGAGCTGACCGTGGTGCCCGGGGTGACAGTTACAAAGAGTGGCATGGTGTTTTAGACGTCGTTCTTGCCGTAGAGTCGGAATGCAATGCCGATGACCTTGGCGCTGTAGATGTCGAGGGAGCCCTGGTCGGTGGTGATCAGGGGCTGCACAGAGGCCGAGTGCTTGCGCAGGCGGGCCTTGTGACTGAAGAACTGATGCAGGCCGGCCTTCCAGCCGTTGTTGCCGGTGCGGAACTGGGTAGTCACCGAGTAGTCCTCGCGGTACGGAGCCAGGAAGTTGTCGGCGGTGTTGTTGGTGTTGTAGGTGCCGCTGCCGTAGGTGTAGTAGACCGTGCGATCCTTGGTCTGGTCGGTGGCAACCACGTATGACTCGTTCACACCGTCGAACTGCGCGGTGATGGAGTACCGGGTGTTCCAGTTGCCCAGCTCGAACTGGATGTCGGTCCACTGCTTGTGGTCGACGTTGTCTTCCCCGGTGTAGCCGCGGAAGCGAACCTCGGTCGACATCTGGATGAGGTTTCCGGCCAGGTTGACGTCCACAAGCCCGAGCGGGTCGAACTGGTGGATCAGGCCGCTCTCATCGGCCCAGCAGAGCGTGTCGGTGCCTGCCACGATGACACGGCACCAGTACTTCGGAACGAGCAACGAGCCCTCCCAGTAGCCTTCCCAGGCCTTGTTCAGGAAGTTGTAGACCAGCGTGCGCTGGTTGGTGCCGTCACCGCCCTCGACGGGCACGCTCAGGATGTAGCGGTTGGCGAAGTAGGTCGCGCAGGCATTGCCCCAGTAGGCCTGGTCAATGTCGTCGACGATGTTCTGGATCTGATCGGAGAGCGGGAGAACCACCGACTGGCTGATGCCGAACTCGGTCTGGCGGAGGCTGATGATGCCGCGTTGGGACAGGAAGATGACGTCGGAGCCTGTGCCCGCGATGGAGGCCTGGGAAACGCAGCCGAACTCCCGGGTGATCTCGGTCAGGCGGGTGGTCGACAGGTCGCCGTAGAGGTTCTCGACGGCCAGCACCGAGCGCTCCTTGAAGACCAGGAGCGTGGTGGTGTTGAACGGGTACAGGGCCACCACCCGGTCATTGCTGCCGGTGTTGAGCTTGAACTCGTTGAGCACCGGGCTGTAGTGCAACGGATCGAGCACGTCGGAGACGGCCAGGTAGTCGTTGCCGTACAGAAGCAGCAGACGGTTCTGGAAGTACAAGCCCTCACGGCCCGGGGGCACCGAGGAACCGGAGGCACTCGAGCGCTTGATGCTTCCGGTGATGTTGTTGTTGTCCACGTCAACCAGCGTGGAGGGCATGGCCACCGAGACGGTAGGCGTGTTTGAATATGCGCCACCGTTGACGATTGCCACCGAGCTGACGATTCCGTTGGTGACCGTGGCGACCAGGCTGGCAGGCGTTGTGATCGTGCCAGTGGCGCTGACCGTTATCACAGGAGCCGATAGGTAGCCGGAGCCCTGGTTGAGGATTGTGACCGCGCTGATCGTGATGTTGGGCGCAGTGCCGGTCGTCGTGAGCTGGATGATGGCCCGACCAGCGTCGTTCAGCGAGTCTGTCTCCTCGGTCGTGCCGCTGAAGAGCTTCAGCGTGTTGTTGTCGACGGGGTAGACGTAGTAGATCTGGTTGTTGACCGTGGCGCTGCCAACCACGTTGGAGATCGAGACCTGATCGCCCGGGATGAAGTTGTGGTTGTAGACCGTCAGCGTGTCCCCGGTCGAGTCAGAGCCGACGATAGACAGAGTGGACGGGATACGGTCAAACCCGGCGTCGAGCGCAGACGGGAACGTAGAGTTGCCCTGCATCAGGATGGGCATCCCGTCGTTCAGGTTGTCGACGATGTCCTGCGCTAGATCGTAGCCAGTCAGGTTGGCCGAGCGCTCGATGTAGTATCGGGCGTTGTTCTCTGGACTAAGCTGCAGGGGATTGGTTCCGGCCCGAGCGTCGATCAGTGTCAGGTGGAGCGAGACCTCCTCGTTGACCACGTTGACAAAGAACTGGAATCCCTGGCCAGAGCCCGGGGTGGCGGTCCACAGAGGAGGAACGTCACCAACGCCACCGATGGTCACGATGTCTCCGGTGGTCAGGTCTGGCACCACATTCAGGCTGACCTGGGTGGAGTCCTCGTCCGAGAGAACCGAGGAGTCCTCGCACAGAATCTGGCTCCCGTCCTCCATCAGGATGGAGTCATAGATGCCCGAGGCGCTCGAGAAGTAGTAGCGGGCGTTGCCCGGTCGCAGCATCACCACGCCGTTGGTGGCCTGGATGAGGCGCACCGGAAGGTAGATGTCATGCCCGTTCATGGGCACCTCCACGGGCGACTGGTTGGGCCGGATGCACCAGACCTTGCCCTGGCCGCCGTCGGAGGATCGGGCCTCGTTTACTGCAACCAGGAGGGCGTTGGCGCCGGTGTCCGGGTCGCGGTAAGGCAGGACGCCGAGGATGTCCTCGAAGGGTAGCGTCTGGTTGTAGAACTGGACGTTGCGGTTGACCGGCGGGCCGGTGAAGGCGATGGCCGCGGTCGACATCACGCAGTTGGTCCCGTCATCCAAGAGGCACCGGGTGCCGTTGGGATAGACCAGCACGTTGGCGACTGGGTCCGATGCGATGCTTGAGTTCTGCGGGATGGGCGTGCCGCTGACAGGGACCGCTAAAACGGAGTTGGATGTCACTGTCACCACGCGGTTCAATGACTCCCACTTGCCGCCCCACTTGGGCTGTACGATGCCCCAGCGATTCTTGATGACCTGATCCTCGAAGCGTCGGTTGACGGCGTTGGAAACGTAGGAGGCCGGGATCAACGCAGGGTCAATGCGAGATACCACTCCAACGAATCCATCGTCGATTGCACCGATTTGAGGCAGGTCAGGCATATCACCGGGACGGCACGATTATCTGACGGACATATTTCTCCTGCAGCGCCACCTTGTCGATCTCCTTGGTGAGCTCAACCTCCCCTAACTCCAAGAACTGGTTGCCCAGGTCTATCTTGCCGTCGACACGCAGCATCTGGCCCGCGGCCTTGAGTGCGCAGATTTCCGAGAAGCGGTAGGGGAAGGCGTAGGAAGAGGCCTCAGCAGAGCTGGACAGCAGCGGCGGGGTCTTGCGGAACTCCAGCCAGACGTAGGGTAATTGATCTCCGACCAGCACGCCGTCGTCGGTGAAGGTGTAGGTGGCCTCCTGCTGGCGCCAGGACACGCGGGGGTCGCCCGGCCAGACCGAGAAGGTCTCACCGATAGGGACAGTCCGGGGTGTGCCATCGGGGTTGTTGGTCTGCGAGATATTGCGCAGGAACTTGTTCAGCACTCCCCAGTAGACCGAGTTGGTCGGGACGGTGCCAGCCGGTGCCGTGGCGAAGAGCTGGTAGTGCCGCTGGGTGTCGGGATAGAGGACGATCTGACCGATGGTGTAAGTGGTCGCCGCGTCCCAGTTTCCATCGTTGTTGCCGTAGTCGGGCAGTGCCTCGGACCAGTACTGGGCATTGAGCGTCCCGCCAGGGCCGCCGGTGGTCGGAGGGTTGCCGGAATTGATCGAACCGACGTACTGGTAGTACTTCTGCTCGGTCTTGAAGTAGACCACCATGCCTCCAGAGTAGAGCTGGAACGGATCGTAGTTGGCCGCAAAGAACTGCTGCTCGTAGACGGTCTGCTCGGGCCAGTCGAAGCACTCCCAGGCGCTCCGCAGTGACATGGAGATGAACGTGCGGAAGAAGTTGGACTCCTCAGTGGTCAGCGTTGAGAAAACGCGCCCAGTGAGCTCACAGGCGCGTTGCAGGACGTAGTCGTAGGTGACGGTTCTCATAGGTCTACCAAGCTGCGCATGACCACCAGCGTGCTGACAATTTAGATCCAGGGTTGTCGCAATTCATCCGCGCTCGAAAGCTCTTCCGATTTGCTGGTATGTGCTTCTTGATGGTCATGTCCGGGTCGCCAAAACGCACGAGCTTAACCTTGCCGTTTTCCTTGGCCAGGACCGCGGACTTCTTGGACTCCCCGGGGGTGGCCTTTGGCTTGTTGTAGCCCGAGAACTTGTTGCCCTTGTAGTTGATCATTGGGACTTCGGGAGTGCGTACCAACCAGCCGGCAGCGTCACCGTGGACGGCCCCACCAGCTTCTTGTCTTTGTCGAAAGCGTAGACGCTGGCCCGCACAGGCTTGGCCAGCATTACGGGATCACCGGAAGGGACCAGGACCACCTTGGTCATCTGGCAGCCGAGGCAGTCCAGCAATACGATCAGCCAGATCGTTCTTGATAGCCTCGGGTGCTTTGCCGTGTTGAACATCGGTTGGTGGTGTTTCCCTGAACCAATCCAGAAGGGCCTTCAGGATCTGGTAGATCCAATTCACGCCTTCGGATCAGCGGGCTTCTTCAGGTTGCTCTTGATGGACCAGCCGACACTGGCCAGCGACAGCAGAGCCCCGACCAGCTCGGTGACCTGCTCGGTGGAAGCGACTCCACGAGCGATGAGGAAACCACCAGCGGCGGTGAGGCCGTGGCGGATGAGGGAAGCGATGTTTGGATTCATTTTCCGAAAAACAGTTTGTAGGTGCCGTAGGCCATGCACAGGAACCCCAGTACGGCGGTTCCTAGTTGGACCCACTGAGTGAGAATAGGAGCCAACGATGCAGCGGTGAGGCCGGCGGCTGCGCTCATGGCTACAGCGACGGCATTTGTCGATGAATCGTTGGTCATGGATTACTCAGCAGACTTAGGTTGAGCCGCTTTGTACGCCTCCACAACCGCCGTAGTCCACAGCGCATTGGCAATCTTCACCACCTCAGTCGGCTGACCTTCCAGCGAGTCGCCGGGTTGGAGCGTGTACTGCGAGGTGATTTCAGAGCCAACGACTGATCCGCTGTTGTCGTAATCGACTCCGGTCGTCACGAACAACGAGTTGTTCTGGTTAACCTGCACTGCGACGATATTGACTGGTACGATCATTGAGTGATTGGGCTAGGGGTTTGGCTGGCGGCGTAGGCAGCGACAGCAGCAGGAGTCCAGACAGCGTTGGCAATCGCAACCACCTGCTCGGGCTGACCCGTAAGGTCGGAGCCGGGAATGAGGCAGTAGCGGCGGAAGGTCGAAGCCTTGACAGCCTCGCCGTCAACGATCTGATCCGCCATACGGACCTGAAGCGTCGTGTTGGGAAGAACCTCGCAGAGCGAGAAGATAGAGCGTTCGGTGAGCATGGGATTAGGCGCGGTAAGTTAAAGTGAATACAATATCGCCAGAAGTATCAATAGGAACCTCGGTTGACGCTCCACCTCCAACTGGTGTCTGATACACAGCGATAAATGAATTGGAAACAGACGTAAATGCAGTCAAAATATTGCCAGCAGTAAGCGCAATATTGTTTACGTATCCAATAGCAGCGGCACTTAGTGAACCAGCATCAGACGCTGTGTTAAACGGAAAATTGCCAAAACGCATATTTCCAGTTCCAGTGTGCGCTGTCCAAGACAAGTAAACCTGAATAGTTACCAGATTTCCAATCTTTGTATATCTTCCGACTTGATTTGTGTAAGTACCAGTTCCGGCAGTTGTAGTTCCAATCACCGTCGGCGTAAACGTCCCCTCCTCATAATCATCCAGCGTGTTCGCATCGGAAGAAGCGACTTGGGTGGCGGGGAAGGTGATGCCGGACTTGAGTTGCAAACAACCGCCAGTACCGGCGGGCGTAACACCCACCCCCAGTCCGGTGGCATTCAACGTCATCGCGGTGCCAGCGACTCCGCCGACGTTGGACCAAGTTGCGATGCCGTCGGAGGCGATACGATAGCGTTCTGAACCACCAGTAGAAATAGTAAGGAAACCTCCCCACCCAGCATTTCCAGAAACAATCTGAAGCTCACCACTTGAAAGGCTTTGCTTGAATTGACCATATTCAGTGGTTCCGTCAGTTATTGCATAACCGCGAAACAGACCAACAGCTCCAGTTGAGCGAACCGCAACAGTTGTTGCGCCGGAGCTGATAATGTCCAACGGGAATAACGGACTCGCCGTCCCAATACCCACCCGATTGTTCGCGCTGTCCACCTTCAGGGTGCTGGTATCCACCGTCAGGTCGCCGCTGATGGTGGCGCTGGCGAGGGTGGCGGTGCCGCCGGCTCCCAGGATCTGGTTGCTGGTGATCTTCTTGGTCGTGCCAGAGGCCGCCATGGACGTGTCCGAGATGTCGACAATCGGCAGCACGTCCGCTGCCGGATCAACCGTGGTGATGGCCGCTAGGGCCGTAATTTTCGTGTCTGGCATGGGTCAGTTAGCTTGAATGATGAGTTTGCCGGTGTCCTCCCGCAGGAGGAACGAGGCGTCCTCAAGCAGTAGGGAATCAAAGGTTCCGAAAGTGATGACGATCTTGGACGTGCCGTCCTCGAGGAAGACGAAGAAGTCGTCCTCCTGCAGCAGGTCGCGCCGGATGATAGGCAGGTCGGCGCCGCCGCCAGCCCCACCAAGGGTTTGCTCAACGCCGAGTCCTAGGCCTAGTCCGAGACGCATTTTAGACCCACTTGCGGTTGTAGGCGATGATCGCCCCGGAGGATACAGCCACCGAGGTGAAGACGCCCGAGATCGAGTCTCCGGCCTGAATGGTCACGCCGGATGGGAAGTTGGTAATGTTGGACGAGACGGCGCCGAGGATGGTCGTGGCCACCGCATGGATCTCCATGTAGTTGCCGGTCACGGTGCCCGCGGAGGCGTCGATGTACCGGCCACCGTATTCGCCGGCCAGTTGGCGATTAGATCCGACATTCATAGAGTGAACTTCTGACTACTGCGTTTTGTGCCACCGCTCCATCCAACCTGCAAGCGTGTAGCCCCGCAGCGCACTCGCACCTCGGGGTTATCCCGCTCGACCTCTTTCAAAAATTGGGAGTCCTTCCAGCAATCGTATCCGTACTTGGTTCCCCAGGCATGGTAGAGAGTGGGGTCGATACGCATCCGCAGTCGTCCGATGCCGTCGATGGCGCGGACGTCGCGCTGCGAGTCCTGGGCGATGCGCTTCTGATCAATGCCGGCCTTGACCCAGTCCTTCTGGATGCCGGATTGCAGTTCCTGGATGACGGCGCGGCGCAATTCGCCGGGCAGGTCGTCGAGAGCGTTGGCGATGACGGAGGATGCGGAATTGTGAGCCATGAGAAAGGAAAGAGGGGGAGGCCCGGAGTGGACCTCCCCCGTTGAGACTAAGACTAGCTGGCGCCGTTGAAGAAGCCAAACCCGCTCGGGTTCTTCACCACGAGACCGGCAATGGCTTCGACGAGGCGGGCAGGGCCACCACCAGCGTCAGGCAGATCCTTGACCTGGGGCAGCTTGGCGTAGCGCACCTCGACCATGTCCATCGGGATGACGTAGCCCTTGTAGGCCTGGGCGGACAAGGCGTTGACGTTCTTGCCACCGACGAAGGTCGACGGGTGCAGGATCAAGCGACCGAAATCGCCCTCGAAGATGTCGATAGACGCCTTGAAGGTGTCGGCCGACAGGTCCTGGTTGAAGGTGCGGACGCTGGTGGCCGCGATGGCATTGCTATTGAGTGTCACGGTCGTGCCCGAGGCCGTGAGGTTGGTGAACGCACGCTTGAGCGTGGTGCCCAGGATACAATCGTAATCGCGGAAGGTGCCGGTGGCGCCATAGATAGCGGTCAGCACGTTCTGGGCGGTGGCCTCGGTGAAGGAGGCGCTGGCGGTGGTGTCGACCGCGCCGGAGGCTGGCAGGAAGGGCGAACCGGAAGCGCACGCGCCGATGTTGGAGGCGTTGGTGCTGTTCAGCCAGTTACCGAGGGAGCCGGTCAGGTAGGCATTGGTGCTGCCGTTGTCAGCCTGGGCGGCCTGGTTGGTGCACATGAAGGTCGACTCCATGTCGCGCTTGATCTCAACGAGCTTCTTGGCGATGCCGTTGGCCAACTCATCGGTCACACCAGCGACGTCCTGAGTCTCGGCGATGAAACCGATGCGCAGGTCGCGGCGGAAGGCCTGGCCGTAGTTGTTGAGACGGGTCCGGTTGACCACCGGGTTAGAGGCACTGGCAACGGTCACGTCAGTGCCGTCGACCACGCCGGCAAGCACGGGGGCGCCGTAGTTGTCGACCTGCCAAGAGAACTGCATATTGCCGATGTCACGGCCCTTCGGGGCCATGGACACGAACGGAGTCGACTTGGCGTCGACGATGGCGATGTAGTCCGCCAGATCTTCACGAGCGGAGGAGGTTGAAGCGAGCGGCACAGAGCCGCCCTGGTTGGGCTGAAGTAGGGGCATGGTTTAGAGCATCCTTTTGAGTACTTGGGCTAATTCGGTGGTCGTACCGGACTTTCTGAACTGCGACTTGGCGTTATCCAGGCCGACCTTGGCCGCATCCTTCTTTGCAGGGATTGCGGTGGGTCGACCGGGCTGACTGGGTGCCTTGACTATTGGGCGGGTGGCAGATGGCTTGCCCTTGGCGGACTCCTGCGCCAGACGCAACTTGCGCCCGGCAATGAAGTCACCGACCAGCACCTGGTACTCCGGCAGTGAGGCAATCTGCGGCAGTTGCCGCAGGACGGCCTGCGCCTCGGTGTACTCGGTAGCCGAACGGTCTTTCCACCATGGGTAGATGGTCTCGGCGATAGGCTTGATCTGCTGGTAGTTCTGCAGGAAGCGAGCACGGGTTGGTATATGCAGGTCGATGGCGTCTTCTACACGCCGCTTGATCTGCTTCACGTCCTCCGCGCTATACTCCTTGCCCTCTACTTCGCAGCCGTCGATGTTATCCTCGCACCACCGCTTGAGATTCCGGGCCTTGCTCCACTCATCGTTGAGTTTCGACACTTCCCAGACATCTGCGAACGGATCTGCAGCGGACTGCACCGCGGTCGGCCTGTCGTTGGTCTGCTCCAGCTTGGTCTTGGCCTCGTTGAGCTCACGCTCGAGCGCCTCGGCCTTCTCCAGCGCCTCTTTCTTCTGGCGCGTGAGCTTGTCGATGCGTTTGCGGAAGCCCAGCGATTCCTCGTCGCTGTTCTCTTCGGTCTCGGAAAGAACATCCTGCTCAGGCGACTCGGCCTGCGCATCCGTTTGTTCTGCGGTCGGCTCCGCATCCTCGGCCTGATCGTCCACGGAAGTGGCTTCCGGCTCCGGCACTTGTCGCTCGACGGCTGACGCCTTCTCTTCCTCCCCGCTGAAGCGTGACTTCAGTAGCTTGGCCAACGCCGATTCGTCGAACTGCATCGGGTTGATTGGGGGCTGTACCGTGTTTTTAGACAGGGGCGCTTCCTGTGTATTCGTCGGGATGTCCATGCTTTTAGACCCTGCAAGCCGGGTATGCTGCAACCATGGTTGTTAAGGCCAACCAAGAAGCCGTTGTATGAGTGAGAGCCTAGAACTGACCAGAAGTCAATTCCCTCCCGTTTCTTAACGCACTGATTTGTGCGATGAGATCCTTGATCGCGGCTGCCCGGCCTGCGTTGTAGGCACGGTCCTCCGCGGAAAGTGATGGCATGATGGCGTTGAACACCTCATCCCGCAGTGTCTCGTCAATGACCTGTCCCATAGCCTTGAGCACCGGGTGCTCCTCGGACACTGAGAGGGCTTCCGAAAGCTGTTCGTCGTTGAGTTTCATTGGACTCCAAGGCGGCCGGTGATGGCGTTCTGCTGCTGTTGGACGCTAAACTGCAGGTTCTCGATGTACTTCTGCAGGTTGGCCTGGAAAAGCGGGTCCTGCTGAAGCTGGGCCTGGTATTTCGGGTTGGATTGCAGGACTTGCTGGCTGAATTGCAGGCGCATGGGCGCGGTGGGGTCGTTCTCGCGGAGCTGGGGCGGGTTACCGAGAGACATGAGCGCGATCTCGTCGTTGGTCTCGTTGAACATCTTCTGCGCGGCAGGTCCCTGCTGCATGACCAGCTCGCTGGCGAGGGTCGGGTCGATGGCCCGGAGGGCGACGGAGATCAGCTTGGCCCGGTCGATGACGCCGGCAGTGTCGAGAGGTAGGACGAGGGTGGATATGGCCTTGAGTTTCTCGGTCACCAGGTCGGTGGAGAGCTCGCGGATATCGAATTTGAGCATCACGTCGAAGTCCTGCACGTCCTGCGGGAGCGGGGTGGCCGAGGCCGTGATGCGCTGGATCTCGGCGGGCCCGATGTACTGCAGGGTGAGTGCGAGCACCTGGCGGAAGGCCTCGGTCCAGCCGTGCAGCCAGTTGTTGATCAGGCGCTGCTGGCGCATCTGGGTGATGACTGGCGGGACCTTCTCGGTCGGTCTGCCAAAGTAGCGGTCGGTCTGCGCCTCGATGGCTGCGATGAGCTGGAAGGCAACGCCGGGCTCCCGGGCGGGCGGTTGCAGGAAGCCGATTTCGCCGCGGCGAAGGACAGGGATCTGGATTGCCGGGCCGATCTTCAGATTGCCGCCGCGGGTCTTGGGGACCTCGATGGGCGGGAGAGTGGCGAGGGACGTGTAGTCGAAGATGGAGTCGCGCTGGGCCTTGACCTCGTGCTGCCAGGTCGAGCAAACCTCGGGTACGCCGCGGCTCTCGGTGATCTGGCGGTGGATTAGCTCGGAACGCCAGATGACGAAGGGATACTGGCCGTGCGCGTAGTCCAGGGCCTCGAAGTAGCCCCACTTGTCGCCGACCTGGGGGCTGAAGACCGTGTAAAACACGCCCGGGATGCCGTCGGAGTCGATTGATTTTTGGTAGGCAAAGACGATCTCAATGAGGTTTTCGCGGTCCAGGATCGAGTTCTCGGCCAGGCCGACGGCGCCGTAGGTATAGGCCGAGTAATCGCTGAAGCGGCCCATCGTATTGATGGCTTCCTGCGCCCACTCGGCATCCCATTCCTCGGTCTCGACCTTGTTCAGGAGCTGGGCCTCGGTCATGTAGAACCGGCGGAAGACTACCCGGGCGGACTGGATGTCGGTGGTCTCGGGCGGGAAGACCAGCTCATCGTAGGGCGCCAGGGCTGCGACCATGGGCTTGTTGGTGGTCATCGTCGGGATCGGGAAGTCGCACTCGCCCTCGTCGCGCAGTTCCCGGATCGCTTTCAAGGCCCGGCGCTTCTTGAGATTCGGGAAGGCAGCCATCATCAGCTCGGCGCTCTGATCGTCGGCCTCGGGATTGGCAATCAGGTTGGGGAAGTCGGCCAGCACCGAGCCCTCGGGCGACTGCGCGGCCAGTGCCATCACCTGGTCCATCGTCAGGTACTGCTCTTTCTGCCCCATCTCCTGCTGCCAGGTGACGTGGACGCCGGCCCAGCCGTAGGTCCAGAGGTACTGGGGGAGGAGTTCGACCTCGCGGGTGAGGTCGTTGTACATCCGGGCGTTCACCGTCCAGTCCATCAGGTTGTGCGCGGTGACAGCTGGTCGAGCTGGCTGATGTTGGTGGGCGAT